GATTCTTGAGGTCTGTGCTTAGTTTTGGCACACGTCTGAAGAAAACATCTTGTCACCGCTGTCTTTAATTGTTTTCTCCTAATGTGAGCCGTTTTGGTGTGTGCAACACAGCAGCACACGGCGCCCCAACGTGGAAAACAAAGAAAACGTTGGTACATAAGGATCACATTAGGAGAAAACAATTAAAGACAGCGGTGACAAGATGTTTTCTTCAGACGTGTGCCAAAACTAAGCACAGACCTCAAGAATAATCCAATCACCCCGTTTTCTGCCTACACAAGGCCTACACAATCTCCCGGAGGTCATCCGGGCACATCTTGTGCTAGTCTGCCCAGCAGGGAACAGAAACACAGCAAGGCTGTCGCAGCGTATCGCTCTGTTTGCGGGTGTTTAACGAGAACCACCTCGAGAGGACATCAAAATTCGAACCAAAGAAAGGAAGAACCCTCCATAGAGTTCGTTCCACCAGCCGATGTCGGGATGACAATGATCTGCCAGCTGTCAGTTGCGAGGGTCGAACCCACACAAACGTCAAGGTTAGCAGTCAAGGCTGAGCTCGTTGCGGCACCCATGGAATTCCGGAAAATATCACGAAAATTAACCCCATTCTTCCACAACTGGACACGCAAGCTCTGGAGCTGGTTGGTGTTGTTGCTGATGATGAGATAACCGTGAATAATCCAGATCCCAGGAGCAAGTGAGAATGAGTACGATGGTCCGGCGCCCACAGTAAAGGTGAGCGCCCCAGTGGCATCGGTGATCGAACGGACCATGGTCAGCGGAGTGTTGGCACCTGTTGGGTACGCAACACCGGCAGTGGGGTCCATGCCAGCAATGTGGTAGTTCGGGATGAACGATGCCACTTGCGGCTGCTGAGGCGTAATGAGAATGACATCGTAAACGATGTACAAAAGGCCGATCTGGTTCGCATTGGGCGTTCCAGACACAGCCACGAAAATCTTCCCACCGTCGTACGTCTTGGGGTCACTTCCAGGAGGGTAGTTAACCCCACGCACGAACTTAGGCTCTGGGTTCAAAAGCTGCGCATCGAGGATGAGCTCAGCGTTCTCAAAAGGTGTGACAGGGACGTTCGGGTCCTTGTTCTCTGCCTCAGCATCTGAGGCAACAGGAGGAGACATGACGTCGTAGTCACACCCGAGAACGAGACGCCCACTCACGTTGGCGGCAGCGAAACCGGAACCGGTCTGCACGAACTGAACGTGCATGCGGCGGATGAGATACTTCTCATAGTTCTCGGCAATGTTCGACAACCAGGGGAAGAGGCCGGAGTTCCCAGGATTGATGCGGTACTCGGTAACACCAAAAGTAGTGTTGCCATTCACGACGCCGACCAACTCTCGACGAGTATGGACGGCACTTGTTTGGGCACCGGTAACACTCATATTACTACGAGTGATGCCGGAAGGTGCCATGGAGCGGTTCGAGCGCTTCTCTCCAGAACCCACTCCCAGCCCCTCAACGGAAAAAGGACCAAGAGATGCCTTCTCAATACCAAAGAACCAACGGGGGTCCTTAGCAGATCGAGCGTTCTTGCCCTTCTTCTTCTTGGGGCGGGGTTTTGTTGCGGGTGGGACAGCGCGTCCTCGGGCTTGTTTCTCCATTGTCGATTTATCACGGCAAACACAGAAAGTACAATTGAATTTCGACACGGGGTGCCTACACCACCCCGCCTGTGCGCCGATAAGGCGCGCCTATTTAGACGCGCTTCTTGTTTTTATTGTTTTTGTTTCCCACGTCCCTAGGAACATGGAGGAAGTTACATTTCTCTCCCTTCTTGCAACCTCTTTTGCTCTGAAAGAACTTACAGACATTGTTGCAGTCCGCCTCACCCTTGTCCTTTGGTGGCAAGCTGGCCACAGGCTTAGGGGGCGCTGGTACGACTTCGCCGTCTAAAACGGCATCATCAGCAGGAGGTTCGGGTGGTAGCACACTTGCCACAACCGGCATCTCAAGCATCTGTTCCAAAAGTACGCATTTATTGACATTTTCATGCCATGCGCGGAAATCAAATTGGTAAGGCTGCAGGGCGCAAACCGCGTAATCCCACATCCATGGGCAGTCGTCATTAGGGTACTGATCCTCCCGAGGAACGTTGGCACCCCAGGGCAATAACGCACGTAAGTCATCGGCACTCATTTCTTGTCTCACGTAGGTGTTCTGGGCTAGCTCAACAACGCGTTGGACAAAATGTCCAAGAACGGGAGTATTTGCATCAGTCAATGAGAACGCCATTGATTTCTCGACCAGTTTGGTCAGAGGCGAGATTTTGGAAGGCATTGCAGTGGTGACATGAAACTTCACCAACTGCCGTGTGAGGTCACACATAGAGTTACAATCGCCCTCCCAAACACTCGGGCCATAATACCTAGACAAAAAGCTAAGTCCAGGCTGATGGCGGCTTATAACTGACATCGTCATCTTTTGACCAACGTCAGCAGCTGCTTTGACTAAGAAGTCCGGGTCAACATCTGGTGTTCCTCCGTCATCTCCACCATATATGCCCAAACACGTCCAAGAATCGGTCTTATTCAGACCCATGCGACGGAAGGCTATAAAAGAGATAAACGCTGTAGCGGCCGTATTGAAAGCAGCGGTGTCTGGAGACCCAGAACGCCGCTCAAATTCAGAAGAATAATAGTGGCCATGGCGAGTAACCCCCTTAACGTTATACGTCTGTCCATGCAATTTCAGGACCTGAGCGTGATGACAAACTTTGAAAAACCTCGTCAGACAGATTCTCTCAAAGTGCCGAAGCAGCTCTGAGAAACGTCCATCCATCTTTGAAAGATCACTATCAATCCAATTCAGCGCACGAGACGCTAACTTAGTTATGAAAGTGGCAATTTCTCTAGGTTTGTGCCCGAAGGCATACCAAGGAACGGAGCGACCACCCCAGATTCCAGGCTCACCGCAGTCAGTAAACTTACTAAAATGTTCAGTTATGGCGTATATGAAGGCGGAATACTCAAGCTTAGTGGCACCATCAATGGTCGAAATAACACGGGGGTCATTCAACTTCTGATACGTTTCACGCTTGAGGAAAGAGTTTACAATTTTTGGCAAGGCGGGCAACCAGGAAGCTTCTTCTAGTATGCGTCGCTGCGATGGGCGAGACTGCTTGGCTGTGACGTAGTCATCGTCCATGGGTTCACCCTCATGCTGAACAGGAAAAAGCATTTCAGCAAACTCAAGCGCGAACTGCATGAGAAAAGGGTGAACAGATAAATCACCAGTGACCTCGGATTTAACATCAAGGACTCTGGCTTTAATAGCACGGACCTCATTACCCAATGAGATGTCGGGAGCAAAAGCAGCTCCCGGGATGATAGGATTCATAAAGGCGTGTAGGGACGGAGTCCGATCATCCAAGCCATCCCAATTGAAGTGGTATCGTTGGACAGAACTAAGTCCAACGGCAGTCTTCATCGGGTCGGGTTGTATTGTGCTACGCAAGTAGTCGACCACAGTAACAATGGCGACTCGTTCGCTTTCCGAGATTTTAGGTTCCGCAGTGAAGTATGGTTGTACTTGATGCGGAGTAATGGGAAGTCGAGATGCACGAGCTGAAGCAAGCAGAGCGTCGAAGCGCTCAACTGACAGTTCGGCGTGGTTAAACCTAGAAGGTTTTCCCACGGAACGGTAAATACCGTCCTTTCGAACAACATCCAAAATAAGGAAGTCGTCTTGTGCAACGACAAGCCTGTCGAGGAATTTAGACGAGAGGAAACCGGTCTTGAGACATGCCCAAGCCACGAAACCTCGGAATCCCGTCCATTCAGCGCTCTGAGAGAGCAACACGACGGCTCGGTGTTTAGAGGTGCGCTGGCTATCAATGAGCCAGGTTCGCACTTTAACACCCCAGATGCTCCATGAAACTGTGGAAACATGATCATTGCTGAAGTTCCACAGTGGATGTTCGTAACTGGCCCCGCCACTAACAGTAGTCAACATGGTGTTGTTAGCGTCGAAAGTAAAAGAAACCTCTCCACTGTCCGCAACAGACTCAGGCACAATGGTGTACAAGAGTGCATGTTTCGGTATGGAATTAAGCCAAAGTGGCAGATTAAGGTAATAATCGACGTCGACCAACACACACATAGCATTGCTAGGTGGATCGAAGCTAGAAGGAGGGACAAGAACATCCTTTGTCCAAAAATAACTACGCGAGCCAGCGCGATTGTGACGGATGTCAGCAGCGCTGCATTGAACGAAATACGGTTCAAGGCCCATGGTAGCACACAGGTATTCTGCAAACTGCGAGGCACAAGTGCGCGACGCAGCAGCGAACCCATGGGTGTGGTTCTTGGGCGCGGGTTTAGTCGGGAAAGGACAATCACGGAAGGTCTGGCGCAAGGTAGTGGAAGCCTCTTGGTTATCCGACTGAAGGATCCAAGACACTATCTCGCGACGGTAGGCGTAGCCTAACCACACGGCGAAGGCTGCCGACGCGGCAGCGATCACTGGGAAAAGTACTCCCCGTCCGGTACTCTCCTCACCGGGCGGGAATTGGAAGCCTTGCGTCACCAAAAGGTCGCGGCAATCCAAAGTCAAACTACCGTCAGGCAGAATGGCGTACATAACAGACTATATTTC